CATTATCTGCAAACACTACAGGTGAAGTTAATACCGCAATAGGTGTAGCTAGTTTAGACGCTAATACTACAGGTGCAAATAATGTAGCAGTAGGTGGTGGCTCTTTAGGTGCAAACACTACAGCATCAAACAACACCGCAGTTGGTAAAGATGCTTTAAATGTAAACACTACAGGTGAAAACAACGCATCATTAGGTGCTTCTTCACTTACAGCTAATACTACAGGTGATGCTAACACTGCTCTAGGTATGAACGCTTTAAGAGATAATACTACAGCTTCTAATAACACTGCTGTTGGTCTTAATGCTTTATTAGTAAACACTACAGGTTCTGAAAATACTGCTGTTGGAAGAATAGCCTTAGATGCTAATACAACTGGAAGTAATAATGTTGCTATAGGTAATGCATCTCTATCGGACAATACTACAGGTACTCAAAACGTAGCGATTGGTTCACAAGCATTATTTGATAATACGACAGCTAGTAATAATACAGCAGTTGGTGAACAAGCATTAAAATTAAACACTACAGGTACTCCAAACGTGGCTGTTGGATATTTAGCTTTACCAGCAAATACAACTGGTAATGATAATGTAGGTGTTGGAGCAGGTGCTTTAGAAAGTAATACAACAGGTTCAAACAATACTGCTTTAGGTAGAGGAACTTTAGGTTCAAATAGTACAGCGTCTGACAATACCGCAGTTGGAAATGATGCTTTAATATTAAACACTACAGGTGTTAGAAATACTGCTGTTGGCTCTGAAGCAGCCGATGCAATTAATACTGGACAAGATAACACAGCAATAGGTGCTTTAGCATTAAGTACTGAAACTAAAGGTAATTATTCAACAGCTATTGGTAGAGGTGCATTAAAAGTACAAAACTTTACAAGTTCTACTTCTGCTCATAATACAGCAGTAGGTTATAGTGCTGGTGAATCAGTAACCACAGGGCAACAAAATACTGTCGTAGGTAGTCTAGCTTTTGATGCAAACACCACAGGTGAATTAAATACAGCAGTAGGTTATGGAAGTTTAAGTGCTAATACTACAGCAAACTATAATACAGGTATTGGTGGTAATTCTTTGTTATCAAATACTACAGGTGCTTCAAATACAGCAGTTGGTCGTAGGTCTTTGTTCTCAAACACTACAGCCAGTAATAATACAGCAGTTGGAATGGCTGCTTTATTATCAAACACTACAGGTGCTCAGAATACAGCTATTGGTATGAATACTTTATTTGATAATACAACTGGTGCAGACAATACTGCTTTAGGTGTAAGTGCTTTAGCTAACAATACCACAGCAAGTAATAATACAGCTATTGGTAGAGCAGCTTTAGAATTAAACACTACTGGTGCTAACAACGTAGCTGTAGGTGCTTTATCTTTAGATGCAAATACTACAGGAATTGAAAACATATCTGTTGGTGGCGGATCTTTAGGAGCTAATACAACAGGAAGTTATAACACAGCTATAGGTTATGTAGCCTTAGATGCTAATACAACTGGTGGTCTAAACGTAGCAATAGGTAATGGTGCTTTAAGTGGTAATACTACAGCAAGTAATAACACCGCAGTAGGAACTAATTGTTTAATAGCAAACACTACAGGTTCTGAAAACACAGCAGTTGGTGCTGCAGCATTAGATGCTAATGTTTCAGGCTTTCATAACACAGCAGTTGGTTATGCTTCTTTAAGTGCTAATACCAGCAATTATAATTCAGCTTTTGGATATAAAGCCTTAGAAGATAATACGTCTGGAGAAAGAAATACTGGTTTAGGTAGAACAACTTTAGAAGTAAATACAACTGGAAGTTATAATGTTGCTGTTGGTATGGCTGCCTTGGAAGGAAACACATCGGGTAGTAGTAATACTGCTGTTGGGTATGGAGCTTTAATAGCAAACACTACAGCAGCACAAAACACAGCTATAGGTAATGAATCAGCCCCTTCTATTACTACAGGTAATTATAATGTTGTAGTAGGCGGATATAGAGCTGCACCTAACATAACAAGTGGAAGATATAATGTTGTTATTGGCTCAACTCTTGCTGGTAATGCTTTGACTACAGGTGAGTTTAATTTTTACGAAGGTTACTATTCACAAGCTAGTTCAGGTAGTGTTAGTGGAGAAATAGTTATTGCTGCTGGTAATAATGCACATACAGGTAAAGGTGCAAATACAGGTTTTATAACACCTAATAATGGTGGTGTTTATCAAGGCAATAATTCATCATCTTGGTCAACTACTTCTGACAGAAGAATTAAAAAGAACATAAAAGATAACAATACTGGTCTTGATGCTATAAATCAAATAAGAGTTAGAAACTTTGAATATAGAACTGAAGATGAAATTACTGAAGTTCCAAGCCATGCTGCTATTGATAAAGAAGGCATACAGCTTGGTGTTATAGCTCAAGAAATAGAACCAATTTTACCTGACGTAGTTACTGAAGAATCAACAGGTGTTAAATCAGTAAATCCTGATAACCTTACTTGGTACTTGGTAAACGCAGTAAAAGAACTTTCTACGCAAGTAGATGAATTAAAAGCCGAAATACAAACTTTAAAAGGAGAATAATATGGCACAAACAGTAACAGAATGTCTAGCAGCAGGAACTGATAGCGTAAACTTAATTGACGGTGTAAAAGCTGGAAGTTGGGACGTTACAGGAATGGAGCAATCTGAAATAAATGAAATGGTACAAAGAAATGTAGACCACTTAGAACTTATTTTAGAATATGCACCTGTTAATAGTGATGATGAGACTCCAGATGTAAAAGGTGCAGCAGATAGTAAAAAGACTACTCACGTTGCAGCTATTGCTACTGGTAAAAAGTACATAACTGATAATAGTTAATTTTAATAAACCATCACCTAAGGAGGTGCACAAATGCAAAAAGAAGAAAATAAAGCCGTCATTGGCGATAACGAAATTCTAGAAACAGAAATGACTGAGGAGCAAAAATATTTAGCTAATCAAATAACTGATTTAAGAAATAAAAAAGCTAAAATTCAGTTTGATTTAGACCAAATACAAGCAGCTCTAACTGTTTTTGAAAATACTTTTATAGCTTCAACAAAAGAAAAAGCTGATGAGGTTCTAGAAGAAAAAGAGGAGAAATAGATGGTAGATTTAATTATGTGGATTACTACAATAGTAACAGTTGCTTCAATAGTAGCTGCTTCAACGCCCACTCCCAAAGACGATGCTTGGATTGGTAAACTTTATAAGTTTATTGATTTACTAGCTTTAAATATTGGAAAAGCCAAAGATAAATAATGGCTACTGCTAAAGATGCTTTAAATGCTATAGAATCTCATGAAAGAGAATGTAAAGCATTATATAAAAGTATTGATAAAAGACTGGAAGACGGCTCAAAACGTTTTGATAAACTAGATAATATGATTTGGGCGGTCTATCCTTTTATTGTCGGTGTTGTATTTTTAGCTAAATTTGTATAGGAGGATTTAATGCCTCTTCAAAAACTTTTATTTAAACCAGGAATAAACAAAGAAGCTACTGATTACGCTAGTGAAGGTGGCTGGGTAAATTCTAATTTAGTTCGTTTTCGTAAAGGCTTACCCGAAAAAATAGGCGGGTGGGTTAAGGCTAGCACTGACACTTTTAAAGCTACAGGACGAGCACTTCATGCTTGGGTAGACCTACAAGGAACTAAATATTTAGGGTTAGGAACTACTTGGAAATACTATGTCGTAGACGGTTCATCTTTTAATGATGTAACGCCAATACGTTCTACAACGGCTGCAGGAGACGTAACATTTGCAGCAACTAACGGTTCTTCAACCATTACCGTAACCGATACAGGACACGGAGCCGTTGCGAATGATTTTGTTACTTTTAGTGGAGCAGCTACTTTAGGCGGTAATATAACAGCCGAAGTTTTAAATCAAGAATATCAAGTTGTTGCTGTAACAACAAATACATATACTATTGTAGCTAAAGATACTAGCGGAACAGAAGTTACCGCAAACGGTTCAGATACTGGAAACGGTGGTAGTAACACAGTAGGTACATATCAAATAAACGTGGGGCTTGATGTTTACGTTCCTTCTACAGGTTGGGGTTCTGATTATTGGGGAGCAGGAACTTGGGGAAGCGTTTCACCACTAGACGCCGCTAATCAGCTAAGACTTTGGTCACATGATAATTTTGGTGAAGACTTAGTTATAAATGCACGTGGAGCAGGTGTTTTTTATTGGGATGAAACTAATGGAGTAGAAACAAAAGCTGTTGCCTTATCTGCTTTACCAGGAGCTAATTTAACACCTACGTTAGCTTTACAAGTTATGGTATCAGACGTGGACAGGCACGTTATTTGTTTTGGGGCAGACCCTATAAACGACTCAGGTACAGCCAGAACAGGGGCTATAGACCCTATGTTTATAGCTTGGAGCGACCAAGAAAATATAGAACAATGGGAACCTTTATCTACTAATACAGCAGGTTCGTTTAGGCTTTCGGCAGGTTCTGCAATCGTTGGGGCGGTTAGAGCAAGACAAGAAACATTAATATGGACAGATACGTCTTTATATTCCATGACTTTTGTTGGTCAGCCTTTTACTTTTTCAATTAATCTAGTTAATGAAGGCGTAGGTCTTGTTGGACCTAATGCTATGGTAAATACTCCTAAAGGGGTGTTTTGGATGGATAAAAAAGGTTTTTATTCTTATGCAGGAGCCATACAAGAGCTTCCTTGTACTGTAGACGATTATGTATTTTCTGATTTAAATCAAACACAAAGTTATCAAATATTCGGTTTTGTTAATAAAGCATTTAACGAAGTTGGTTGGTTTTATTGTTCGGAGGATAGCAATGTTATCGATAGATATGTTACTTATAACTATGAAGAAAATCTTTGGATGATAGGAGAACTTTCTAGAACTTGTTGGATAGACGAAGGTATTTTTAGTGACCCTAAAGCGACTTATACAACTAATTACACAGGTTATTTGTTTAATCACGAAACGGGTAATGATAACGACGGCTCAGCAATGACTAATGTTTTTATAGAATCTGCTGATTTCGATTTAGGTGAAGGAGATATGTATCAGTCTATAAGCCGAATAATTCCTGATGTTAAATTTACAGGTTCTGCGAATACAGGAGCGGAAGGACAAACTTTAGATATTGTTTTAAAAAGAAGAAACTTTCCTGGTGAAGAACTCACTACAGCAGTTACCAGTGCATGTACTTCGGTAACTACTAAAATAGATACTCGTGTACGAGGAAGACAAGCCGTATTGAGAGTTCAATCTAATGATACAAATACTAACGACGTAGGGATGGGTTTTAGATTAGGAGCAACACGTATAGATATAAAACCTGACGGAATGAGGTAATGTCTAAGCTATTAGAAACGAAACTTCCTGTAGCTACAGGACCTCTCGACCCTGCAATATTTAATCGTTTAGTTAGAATATTAGAATTAAGTTTAAATAAAGTAAACGTAGGCTCTACTGTAAATATTAATGAGTCTCAAAGAAATATAAACCAGTTTAATACAGGAGATATTGTTTGGAATTTATCTACTAAACAACTTCAATTATGGACAGGAGAACAATGGTCAGATATTTATTCAGGAACAGAAAAAGGAGTTCAGGGAGTAGCCTCTCTGGGAAAAGTAAGTGTGTCAACGGGTGGAGACACAACAGTAAAAATATTGTAAAAGGTGAGACTATGGATTTAAAAAAGCTACAAGAAGAATTAACTTTCGATGAAGGGTGTATCGATAAAATATACTTAGACCATCTAGGGTACCCTACTTTTGGAATAGGTCATTTAATACTAGAAACAGACCCCGAACACGGACAAGACGTGGACACGCCTGTTTCTAAAGAAAGAATCGATGAATGTTTTGAAAAAGATATACAAAACGTTATAAACGATTTAAACAGAAACTTGGTTTGGTGGAAAGACTTACCTGAAGATTTACAAAGAGTCATGGCTAATATGTGTTTTAATTTAGGCATAACAAGATTATTGAAATTTAAAAATTTTTTAGCAGCTATGGAAAAAGAAGATTGGGATAAAGCAGCGGTTGAAATGTTAGACAGTCGTTGGGCTATACAAGTGGGTCCTAGAGCGATAAGATTGAAAGATAGAGTTTTAGGAGCCTAGTATGAAAGTTAAAGCACCAAAAGGATATCATTGGATGAAAAACGGCAAATCGTTTAAATTAATGAAACACACAGGTAAATTTGTAAAACATAAAGGTGCAAGTTTATCAGCAGATTTCGCAGTACAAAAAGTACATAAGAAAAAATAGGAGAATAAAATGCCCGCAAAAAAGAAAACACATAAAACTAAAGACGGCAGAACTGCTAAAAAAGGTCTTTATTACAATATAAATAAAAAACGTAAAGAAGGAAAAAAGATGCGTAAAAAAGGAGCCAAAGGTGCTCCTACAGCAGCTGCTTTTAAACGTTCTGCTAAAACAGCTAAGAAGCCTAAGAAGAAAAGTAAAAAGAAATAATGCCTAGGAAAAAGGAAAAATCTATAAGACGTACTACTGGTAAAGGCGGTAATTACCGTAAAACTAAATCAGGTGCAGGCATGACTAAAAAAGGTATTGCAGCATATAAAAGAAAAAACCCAGGGTCTAAACTTAAAGGGGCTGTCACAGGTAAAGTTAAAAAAGGAAGTAAAGCAGCAAAAAGGAGAAAGTCTTACTGTGCTAGAAGTGCAGGACAAATGAAAAAGTTTCCTAAAGCGGCTAAAAATCCTAATTCAAGATTACGTCAAGCACGTAAAAGGTGGAAATGTTAAATGGCTAAAAAAGCACCAGATGCATTTGTATATAATGCTACACTAGAAAGAATAGTGGACGGAGACACTTTCGATTGCTGTCTTGATTTAGGTTTTGATGTAAAACTACATAAACAAAGAGTACGTTTAAGTGGTATCGATACTCCTGAGTCTAGGACTAGAGATTTAGCAGAAAAGAAACTAGGACTTGCTGCTAAAGAAAGATTAAAAGAACTTTGTGCGGGTAAGTTAAAAGTAAAATCTCTAGGTAAAGGCAAGTATGGGAGAATATTAGGCATACCATACACAGAAGACGGTAAAGATATTTGTGAGATTTTAATTAAAGAAGGACATGCAGTTGAGTATCACGGAGGTACTAAAGTTAAAATCTGGGGAGATTATTAATGGAGTCTGCTGTTACCTTAATACAAGAAGTTGGTTTTCCAATAGCAGCAGCAGGTGCACTTGGTTGGTTTATTTATAAACTTATAATGCGTATTGTAGACGGTATGGAAAGTAAGTTAGATGTAGTCGATGAAAAAGTTGCTGGTCAAATAACTCAGTTAGAGGAAAGATTGGGCGGTAAACTTGATTCACAACATGGTATTTTAGTAGCCTTGATAGATAGAATCAGAAGCCTTGATAATGAAATCATAAGACAAGATACTATGATTAAAACGATATTAGGAGTTCCTCACCTAATAAATCAAGATAAAATAGCTAAAGCGGACAGAGAAGACCAAAGAAAAGATTAATGAAAAAAGTATATATAACAGAATTTAAAGTAGGTGATAAAATATATGAAGGTCCTTTTATATACGCTAACAGTTTTGAAGAAGCTGACCTAGAAGCCGAAGCCTATGGGGTAGTTATCGTTGGAGAAGCTAAAATAGTTATAGGAATAGATGAAACTGAAGAACGAGAAAGAGTTTTACATTAGGAGACGTAAATGACACCTGAAGAAGAAAAAGACAAAATAATCTGGGCTATTATGTTCATAGGGGCGGTTTTAATTATAGGTATTTTTGTACAAAACATTAAAGCAGACCAAATAGTTCATAAGTTTAAATCACCTAGTTTTAACGGCGTTGGTACATCATCTCATTACCTAACTATAGAAAACCAAGAGTTCAGCCGTAAGCTGACTATTAAAGAAGAAATTAAAGCCTTGCAAGATGAAATAGAAAGAGAAAAAGAAAATTCCACTCTTGCTAGATTCATGAGAAATCTTGAATCACGTGTCTATGCTGAACTATCTAGACAATTAGTTAACAACCTCTTTGGAGAAACACCTTCTGATTCAGGTACAATAGAACTAGAAGGAAACATTATTGAGTACACAAGCGATGGTGTTACATTAACGTTAAAAATTACGGAAGCAGATGGAACAGTTACTGAAATTACAATTCCTATTGGTACTTTTACTTTCTAGCTGTTCTACGTTAGACCAAGTTGAAGATACGTACGAACATAGGTTTCAAAGACACAATGTAGTAAATATACAAGATTTACAATCCATTGATTTACGTGATGTTTCTGTTCCTAAAGTAAGTCCTGTTGTAGCTGTATATCCTTCAGCTTTTACTGACCAAACAGGACAAAGAAAAAGCAATAGTGAGTTTGCTTTATTTAGTACAGCCATCACCCAACAGCCTAATGCATTGCTTATAAGAGCACTTAAACACGCAGGAAACGGTAATTTCTTTAGGGTTGTAGAACGTGTGGGGCTAGATAATTTAACAAAAGAAAGACAACTTATACGGTCAGCTAGAGAACAATTTGCTAGTGATGAAGAAAAGAAAAAACAATTAGCACCGTTATTGTTTGCAGGTGTTTTGCTAGAAGGTGCTGTTATTAGTTATGAAGCTAATTTAGAATCAGGAGGTATCGGTGCTCGTTATCTTGGTATTGGCAATAGCGTGCAATACAGAGAGGATAATATAACAGTTAGCCTTAGGATGGTTTCTGTAGCAACAGGCGAGGTGTTATTAGAAGTATTGAGTCAGAAAACTATATTCAGCTATGGTAAATCTAATGATGTATTTAGGTTTATAGAAATGAATACTGAACTTGTAGAAATAGAAGCAGGTAACGCAAGAAACGAGTCTTCTACTATTGCTTTAATGAAAGCTATTGAAGGCGGGGTATTAGAGATAATTAAGTTAGGTTACAAAAAAGGTTACTGGGTTTTACAAATAGAAGAAAAAACGGTAGAATGAAATTATGATGATGAACAGATACATACAATTATTGCTGTGTTTTGTTTTATTACCGTTATACGCTGCGGACAATGAAATTTATGTAGACCAGTCAGGTACTGGGGCTAACATAGATTTAGAACAGCTTGGTATATCTAATATTATTGGTGGGTTAGGTTCTTCTGCAGGTGATTTAACTGCTTTTGATTTAGACGGAAACGCCATGACCCTTGATATTAATATGATTGGTGCTACTAATAAATTTCTTGGTGATATATACGCTGACAACTTTACAGGTGTATATAACTTTACGGGCGGTACAAATTCTTTTACGATTCAGGTAGACCCTACAAACGCTAATAGTTCAGATGGCTCTAATCAAAACGTAGCTGTTACTGGCAGTG